TCAGAGATTGTTTGCATAGTACAGAATGTTGACCGTTGCCGAGTGTCGATAATGCCGCTCGTTGTAACCGTCAGGAAATCGCTTTGCAGCCGTGCATTGTCGTAAATCCCGCCAATGGTGCTCCTCTGGTACACGGAGGCTGTTTGCTGTGCTTCCGCCTGCGGACCGAACAGACTCACCACCGCTCCGGCTGGTACCTCGACGCCAAGGGTTATGTATGTCGCTGTCGCGTCGCCGCTTCCGGTAATCTGATAGCGGCTCCACGCATTGGACAGCGTGACGGATGCCGTCGCCCCGCCAAGCTGCAGCGTTGCGCTTGTCGGTTGGCTTGCGCTCAGATAGACGCTGAATGTGTACGTATATGTCGTCGGTACGTTGAGCACCTGAGTCAGGCTCTGCGTGCCCGCGCCGTCATTCGTCAGTTGCCACGCGTTGGTGCCGCCTTTAGGGTCTTTGATTCCACCCGCCAATGCGAGTTGCGGGGCCGGGCTCCACACGACGTTGGTCAGGTCTTCGCTCCAAGCCAGCAGATTGCCTGAGGGGTCCAGAAACGTAAATCCGTTCAGCGTTCCGACCGCCGCCGTGAAGAACTGCTCCAGCGTCTGGCGCTCCGTGTCGCAGAGCGCTGTGTACTGCAGCTTCCATTGCACAGCTGCCCCTGCTGGATCGGCTACGGTGATCACGCTTCCGTCCGCCATCGTGTTCTGAATGGTCCGCTCTTGCCGCGTCTTGACGATCCGGTACTGGGTCAGCGCGCCAGTTGCAAGTTGTGGGTAAGTGAGCATCCTCAGCTCCGAACTTCCAGAATCGTGAGTGTCGTTTTGCCCTTCATCGTATCGATCGATACCAGGGCGGCGCTGTCGCTTCCGAGTTGGCACGTTGGGTATGCTGCCCCGTCCCATGGGTCGGTAAAGGCGAAGCTCAGGGATCGCCCTTGATTGGCTAGAAAGAAGTTCTCGATCGCCGCCATCTCACCTTCATCAAGCAGGCTGAGCTGGATCACCCATTGGTGGAGCGCGCTCGCTGAGTCCTGATATCGTTGTTCGCTTCCGTCTACAAATCGTAGCGCCTGGTTTTGAAACTGTAGCCGTCGCTGCGCGGGATACTGCGCCACTGCGCCTGTTTTTAGTGTTGGAAAGGTCGCCATATCACAAGTCGTTGACAACGTCGTTCAGCGAGCTCATGTTCAACATCGCGCTACGGACGGCGTTCGCAATTTGCCCGCTGTAATCCATGAACGACTGCGCGTCCATTGCCTGGACACTGACGGTTACTTGCGGCGAGGCCGTGCTCGACGCCTGCGTGCTCGATCCGCTTTGCACCGTAGTCCCGCCGCCCTGTGCCCCCGCGGAAACCGGCTGGTTACTTCCCGCCGGATCGTATAGTCGCGGTAGCCCCGTTTGGTCGTAGTCCATCGCCGCGAGACCGCTCCCCGTGTCGGCGCTGGTGAATGAGATCGGTGCTGGCATCTCGTATTGCAGCGGTGGCGAAGTGCTCGCCGATCCGCCGCCGAACAGTCCCAGCAGCCCGCCTATGAGTGGCACAATCCCAAAACCCGATGCGAGGACGCTTGTCGCAACCGACTCCGCGGTGCTCCCCGCCCCGCTGCTCGAAGTTTGGGTGATCGGCCCGCCCTCCACATTCTGACCGCCCGAAGTCGTTGCCGCGCTGCCGCCTGTCACTCCGTAGCTAGTCAGTGCTTGCATGCTATCGTCCGAGCTTCGGGATAGGTCGCCCGACACAGCCAGAAACGTATTCAGTAGCTCATCTTGTGTTTTGCTGGCCATCGTTTATCTCTGTTATCCACGCGTTGTCAAGAATCGCGAACGCTTCCACCTGCCGCGCGGTCAACCTGGCTAGGTCGAACCCGCTCAGTCGCTTTCGCACAAAAAATTCCTGCACTAGTTCCGCACTTTCCGCCGTGATAAACCACGTTGGGCAGACGTGTAGAACTACATCCCCACGGGCCCAGACGGGCCGGCCTTCCTTCTCTCTCAAGGCCTCGCCGTTGTGCGAACCCTTCGAGCCAATCCAGCCGCATCGCCGCTTCCTTTCCAGACCGGCTTTTCTGCACACCCCGCACTTCCATCCGGCCTGGTTCGACAGGTAAAACTGGAAGGCGGCGATTAGTTTTTTCGTTCGTCGGGAGCCAGTCCCACTTCTCCTCTTACCGCTTCGAGCGCCTCCCGAAATAGGTTCTCGGGGCCCGTCTTAGCCAAGGACTAGGGTGTCGCGACCTCGCCGTCTAGCTCCAGCCCTTCTACGGCCCGTAGACCCCACCTTACGAATAGTCTGTCTATTTCTCCCTGCAGAAGCGCCGCATCCATCCGTCCTTCGGCGTCTTGCCCGCTCTCTAGAAACTCTTTGCGCCGCGCTAGCTCCCGCACCTCACGCATTAGTTCCATGCGCCGCCCGAACGATATCCGAGCCACTCGAAAACGCACTCCGGCGGCGACCTGCGATTCCACTATTCGCTCGCTTTCGTATGTCATGGCTTACGCAAATGCCACCGCAATTTCGTTGTCCACCGTGCCCTGTGCCCGCGATGGCTGAAAGCTCCATTGCAGACGGTTCTTAGAATCGTCAAATTGCGGGACCACCGGCACCACGCCACTCAAGTAAACTCCCATCATCTGCCCTTGAGTGTCTCCCAACTGGAACATGACGCTGATCGGCGATTGCTGTCGTGCCGCTGTATACAGCGCTTGAGTCGCGTTGTCGTCTTGGCTGTACAGCGAAAGTGTCGCGGCCACCTTTCGTTGGCCCGGCGCAATCGCCTGGGGCACGCTCGACCCGAACTCGTTCATACGCGCATCCAAATCGTTGCTCAAACCGATAGACGCAGCCGTCACCGTGAAAAACTGGCTCGGCGCCGGGCCCAGCCACGCTTGCCCGAGATTTCCCGGTACGATCGAATAATCGAAGGCCGCGACTGCAGGTTCTAGAGGATAACTCTCCAACTCGAAGTTGCCTGCCGCGAAACTCGCGTTGTCCTGCACGTCCTGCGCGATTCCTTTGAAACTGAATTCGTGAAAGTCGCCATTGACGTCAATCGCCATTTGGTCCACCGCGGCCCCCGCCAGAAAGCGCTGCGTCGCGGTCGCCGGGCTCCAATAATCGTACAGCGTCACGCTTGGCAATTCCGTCGCCGGAAGGTAGGTGATGGCCGTCGACAAGGCCGCCCCTGCCTGCGGTCCGTTGGTAAACGGGGCGTTGATCTGTACCGTGTTCAAATTCGTCACTGCGGTCACAAACCGGATTTCCATCGCCGTAGCTACCGCTTGGCCGGCACTCAATCCGTGTGGCCCCGAAAACACCAGCGTTGCGCCCGCCACGGAACTGATTGCGCCCGGTGTTGCCGATACCGGAGTGGCTCCCAACGCCGCCTGAAACAGCGGTCCGTAGGACGGGCTTCCGTTCGCGCTAACCCAGTTTGTCAAATAGGTCTTCAATGCGAAGCTCGTCTGTTTTTGTCCCCCCACCGGTAAACCCGTGAAAGTGCGGCTTCCCGTCTTGTCTTTGCGCTCGGTCACCGTTAGTTTCTGGCTTACCGTCAGTTTTACGGCCGGAATCCGGTTGCTGGCCGAAACCGTCGCCAAGCTCCCATATCCGCTTTCTAGCGCCGTGTAGAAACGGTTTGCATTGGAAGAAATGTATGACATGCTAGTTGATGCTCACTCCAATCTCGAAAATCACTTTTGCCGACTGCACGAAATTCTTACCCCCATGTTTCACCGCGCTGAAGGCCGCCTGATACCCACCCCCGTAATACATGCCGTCGCCCCAATCCCCGCGGCTGAAGTCCAGCACTTGCATCATCGCGTCCGCGTAGCAGGCCAGTGCCGCCTCCAATCCGTCGATTCGGTCCTGAGAATGTCGAATCTCTATTGCCATCTGCGCCTTTCCCGAAAACGTCCGGAATTTCTCTTCCAGCAGGTTGCTTACCTTCTCGCAGTAAACCTGCAGCAAAGGATAATGTAAAGCCTGGCTCCGGTCGCTGATCTCTACTGAGACGTTCTGTGCGCTAACCTGCTGCGTCCTGATAAGGTCCACCGGCAATGGCCCCGGCATACTCGCCGATTGTAAGGTGGCATTCATCCCTGAGTCCGACGTAATGAGCTGCATCACCTTACTTGTAGTCGCTCCCGCTACACTCCCTGTCATTAGCCTCTCTCCAACACTCGCGGCGTCGGCTGGATGTAGTTCGGCTCCTGTCCGCGGCTCGGCCTCGTCCCTGCGGTCAGAAGGAAGTCCGGTTGAATCCATGCCGCGCTGAGATCGATCGGCGTTCCGTTTTGCCGAATCAAACTGCCCGGTGAAGTCCCAAGATAAACCTGCCAGCCCGTAGCACATTCCGGTGCACGAGACGGCCGCACCATCAGGCTCGTGCCCGTCACAGTGAATGCAGTCGGTGTTGTCCCGGCGCTTTCCTCCGCCGCCCGGTTTACCCATCCAGTCGAGACGTAGTAAGTACCGCTTTCGAGGTTTCCCGGCGCGCTCGTAACGGTTGGCGGTTCACCTTTTCTTAGAGGCAGTGACACCAATCCTATCCCTGCGTGAATCAGCTTGTCGCTCGCCCACCGCGCAAGTTGGTGAAACTGCGCCTGCTTTTCGGCGTAGCGGTCGTTCAATTGGCTGTAGTACGCATCCGCGTATACCAGTTCAATCGTCCGATAGATGTGCCACAGGCGCAACGGGCGAGTTACCACAATGTGCTCCAAACTTGGTGTCGCCTCTGACCATAGGGACCCTCCTGAGTAGCTGACACGGCGCAAAAGCACCTCCAGCTCAATGTCGAGTTCTTCATGGGCGACGCGCGCCTTCCCGGACACATCAATGCCTTCGAGGCTTGCCACGGTCAGCAGTTGAGAATCCTGTGCCGAAAGGTCCTCGAGTCCGTCGGCTGGTCCATCTACGAATAGCGCCATGCTCGCCTACCCTTTATTGGACTTTTGTCCGCCGCGGAGCCGGTCTAGCTCCGACGCGCTCACGATTGTCACTTGTATCTTGCGGGCGGCCTCCGCCTCGTCTGCGATGCGCTTGGCCTCCGCTTGAGCTTGCCGGAAAGTTCGTGTTTCTTCCGTCGTCGCTAGGCGCGCCGCGCCGTCCACGACCATCTTCGCCGCGATCCCAACTGGAACCTCAGTGAGCGTTCCTTCCTTTCCGCCGTCCGGCGTTTCGCGGCTCACAATCACCGGGCACGGATCCGTAATCTTGGCCTGCGCGTCGCGGATTTTTTGGTAATAGATTCTTAAATCCATTTATCTCCTTAATTGAAATAGCAAGGGCGGGTTCTTCAACCCACCCTGCTTTTGTTTGCAGTCCTATGGCCCTGGTCCCGGACTCCTACGTGTTGACTTGCACGCCCGCGGCGTTGCGCAGCACTCCGCACCCGTACAGTACGTCCACGGTGAATTGTTGCGCCAGGGTATTCGGCTGGTAGCTCATTACCACCCGCATGCCGAAGTTTCCTAGCTCCGCGTACTCTGCGATCGCACCCGTTCCCGGCAAAGGCTGGGGCAGGCGTCGAATCACGAGGCCGATGGCGTCCCGCGTAAACGCCAAATTGTGCGTGTTTGTTGGGGTCGTGCCGGTCTGTTGCACATACTGTGAGCGGAACACATAGAAATCTTTGTATTTGCCGATCGTGCCGTCGACCAACGCCGTTAGACCTGCCGCTCCGGCGGTCTGAAATTCCTCAAACAGCGGAATCTGCCGCCATGCCGAATACGCGGCAGCGTTCACCACGATGAACTTCGGCGCCGACGGCGGCACCTTGGCCAAAAACAAGGCCGTCTCCGCCGCGTCCACCGTCGCTTCGGTTAATGCCGTACCCGGCGTTCCCACCGGAGTATTTGTCGTGAAACCCGCGTACAGGCCCAGCAGATTTGTTTCGATGCTCTCTGCGATCGCCGCCACCGCCGGCTGCATGTAAATTTTCAGCAGGTCCGGCACGGCCAGCACTTTGGTTACGTCGGGAATTTGAAAAGTCGCCTCCACGTGCGTATTCAGCACGATTTGCGCATTCCCCAAACTCGGGTTCTGCGGAGTCACTGTCCCGCCGGCGGCGATATTATTTGCCACCATCGTCGGTGGAATCGGTATGTTCACCGTATCGCCGGCGTTCGCCAGCACCGGCTCATAGTCCCGGTTCACCAGGTTACCCATCACCAGGTTTCCTACCAGTACCGGCAAAGCGTCCGCCGCCACCAGTTTTACTATCGCGTTTGCGACGTTCGTCGAAGTAATAGATCCCATTCTGTATCCTTAAGTTATTTGAGTTGTTGGTCTCGGGAACCTGAGCCGTCCGCTGCCTCGCGGCCTAAAAGGCGGTTCGTCTTTCCCGTTCGCGTCTGCCTTGGTCGGCAGAACCGTCTAATCTGGCCCTACTGACTGTCAGGCCCCTTTTAATGCCTGTGTAGCCACGCGTACGATTTCCTCTCGGACGCGCTGCATTTCCTCGGGTCGCATTCCCGGCCGAATCCGGTCGATCCGGATGTCATTCGCCGACGAAACTGCCGTCTTCTGGGTCGCTGTCATTCCCGTCCCCCCGGCGATGCGTGCGGGCAAAAACTCGGGGTTGTCGTTTACGAATGTTGTTAGATACTCCCGCACTGGAACGTCCCCGGCCTCGGTTCGTCCCACAAATCGCCCGTCGCCGGTCCGAACGATCTCGTCCTGAACCGCCTTGAATGCCAGATCGACTTTGTTTACACCCAAGCGCTGTAACTCGCTCCGTACTGCTGAGCCTCGTTCCGCTTCTTCGGCCACCTTTTGGCTTCTTCGGTTCTCCTCTACTAGCTCGTTTACTCTCCTTTCCAATTGTTCGCGGCGCCTCCGCTCCTCTTGCAATTCCGCCTTATAAGCCGGTTCGCTTTTCGCATGTTCCGTCTTGGTAAATTCGTCGATCGCCTGTCTCACGATCGCTTGAACGTCGGTCTCTTCCATGAACGTTTCTCAACTCCTGGTTAGCTTCCTGCCTTGGTCCCGCTGTCGATCTCCTGCGCAACCCGGTTGCGCACCTCCTGCCTCGCGTCGGCCAGGTACTGAAATGCCAGACGCTTGAACACCTGCTGCCGTAGGGTGTCCGATGGTACCCCTAGCGCGAGCAACTTCGCTCCGTTTTCGAGCGACGTCCCGAAATCGTCGATATCGAATTCATCCATCCCCGCCACGTCTGGCATCACGCCGTCCTGCCGGGCTGCCGCGACCGCCCCCAGCACCTGTTTGATGCTCTGCCGTACCATCGCCCCGTAAGCCCCTAGCACTTCGTCCGTCGTGGCAAAGTCCAGTTGCTTGCTTAGGCCGGATTGTTGGGTGTTTCCCCCCGTCGCCTGGCTCATGAGGTAGCAAACGCGGTAGATCTCGTCTTTCAACTGGGTCAGATTGTCCGCTGCAATTTGGTAGACCTTCCCCTCGGGTTCGGTCCAGCCGAATCGGTCTCCCTGCCCAAGCTGGATGTAATAGGATTCGCCCACCATATCCGCCCACGGCCGGTCTGAGTACACCACCGGCATCGCAAACAGCCCCATCGTTAGCGCCCACGAGAGCGCGTTCGATTTGTTGAAGTGCTCCAGTTGAAGCAGCGCCGCTTTGTTCATCAGCCAAAGCCCTTCACTGACCCGCATTTGGAAGACCGGCACTCTTCGTAAGGTCGAAAGCCCATGCCGCCCTTCATCCACAATGTCGATTGGACCGGTTTCTTTCGCCCGGCTGAACACTGCATACCGTTCGCGGTCATAGTGGATCCACCGCGTCTCTTCCGCCCAACTTGCCGCCGCCTCCGGTACTTGCCGCAAGCAGCTCGTCCGTATCGTCACCCATTCCAGCGTTCCGTCGCTGTCGTATGACCAGTTGATAACTTCCTCGGCGCTGTAGTCGGTCAGATAGGCCCGTGACTGCCCCAGGGCGTCTTCCTCCGCTCGGCTCTGGGCTTTCCCCGTCGCTCGCGGAAAGTCCACCACCATGTAGCTCCTTCCGCAAACCAGGGCGTCCACGAACCGTCGCCTTAAAAACTCCGTCAGGCACGTCCCCTTTAAATCGGAATCGTTGCTCAGGACACTGTAGTAACCTTGCGCCGCGCTGTCGCCGCCCTCCAGCAGAATCGTCGGCGCCGCGTGCATCAGCGTCGCCGCGTACCAATCGATTATCGACCCGATGTAGTTTTGGTAGAACACCCGTGCCAGGCGCTCCAGGTAAATGTCGCCCGGCTCCTTGTGCCGCCGCACCAGGTAGTCCGCCGCCCGCTTCCGCAACTGCTCCCCGCCAACGTATAGGTCCCGGTAGCGTCGCCACATGCCTTTGTTGGCCGTATACTCCGGGTGTTCCCGGTCGATCGTGTTGGTTGTCATAGCATTCGCTGTGCTTGCCCGCCAATCGGTGGCAGTGGCTTCAGTTCCTGCCACACCAGATAACCCACCGCGTCCGAAACATGCGTCCGCATCCGATCGCGGTCTTTGTCGAGTTGGTAACCGTCCGTTTTGTAAGTCACTTGTTCAAAATCCTGTATCAGTTCTTTACACTTCTCATCGATAAACAATCCGATTACGCCCGAGGCGGATCGGAGCTTCGCATTGACCAGATTGATTCTTTCCCTCACCGGCGGATTGCACTTTGGCACGTGATATTCCACCTTCAGGTTTGAGTGCGTCGCGAGGTGTTCCTTGATAATGTCGTAATCTGCCGACCCTGTCGTCTGCTGATTGCTCCCGGATGCGTCGCCGCATACCACTACACCGACATCGTGTCGCGGATACCGCTTCAGGAACTCCGCGCACGCTTCCTCTGTGGTCGCCCTGCGAAGGACGATCTCATCCAGCACCCGTACTTGATTTCCGACAATCTGCGCGATTACCGAGCTCATCGGGTCCACGTTGAAGTCCAGCGCCCAGTACAATCGCTCCCATGAATTTAGGCTGAGTGTGGTGACGTGGTCATGTTGTGAGAAAGCGCTGTAAACCCGGCTTCCCGCCATGTTCACGTACTCGCCCAGCACCTCCTGCCGGAAGAATCGGTCGTCGTAGCTGAGTTCCAACCGCTTGTAAAAGTCCGGCACGTGTTCCAGCAGGTGCCGGTTTTCTCTCGGCCGCGCCTGGATGCACTCGTACCCCGGGGCCGGACTGTGTACGAACTTCCGGTAAACCCAGTCGTATCCTTTGGGTGTCCACACCCCAAAACCGCACAGCCGCTTCGCTTTTGGATCCCGTAAACGTCCCTCCAGTCGCAGCCATGCTTCCTCCTGCGTATAAGTCAACTCGTCTACACCGAACCATGCTAAGTTCGTCCCGCGTAGCCGCTCGAAGTCCTCCAGTGCCCGAAACACGATCCGCGACCGCGTGTCGCTCAACACTAGCGTGTTTTCGGCCTTTTTCATTTCGTATGGGATGCGGTTGGCGTCGAGTATTTCCAAAATCGCTACTTGCGTCGAATCTCGTAACATGGGATAAGTCGGAGATCCAATCAGACCCATCCGCCCTTGATTTATGTACGTGAGGCGAATCGCTTCCTGACAGAGCGCTTGGCTTTTTCCGCTCCCGATCGGCCCGGAGAATCCTTTGAACGGCGCTGCCGATTTGTGAAACGCCCTTTGCGCCGGCAGCGGCTCGTAAACTATGTCTCTTCGGCAGATTCTTCTGGCTCTACCCACCTGACCTGAATCTCCTCTGGCTGTTCCTCAAAATTCCTTTCGAGCTGCAACACTTTCAAATAATCGCCAATCGAGGGCTTCACCTCTTCTTTCTCGAGCTTCGTTTCAATGTTTGTTCGCAGAGTCGTGAGGAACTCCGACAGCGTACGCCCCCCCGGCGTCTCCGACGGTTGCGATTCTTCCTCGCAGCCTGTCATCGCGGCTGTATCGCCATGGCCTGTGTTCTTCATCGTGTATCACCCAATAAAAAAGGCCCCGCCATTTCGGCGAGGCCACAGCCCTCTTCTTCCTGATTTGAGACTATCATCGGCTCCGTCGGCATCCGTGCCGGCTTCGCCCTAAAGTGTTGAAAAGAATACTGAGAAAAGTTCTAGAAATCTGTGACCGGCATTTCCCGCCGGCTACAGCGCCCTGTGTCTACTGCGCTGCCGTGGCCGCCGGTCTTCGAGCCGCATCCCCCGCGCACGGAACCGTTACCTTCCAGCGCTTCATCCACAGAAACAGCGTCAACAGCCCCCACAGATGGTAACCGGCGTTGATGCGTCTCTCCATGTGGCAGCGTATCGTCGCCCGAATTGCCGCCTCACGAAACAGCGGCGCCGACGTCAGTACGTCCCCGCTCAGCGTATCTTGCAGCAGTTCGCGCAACGGACCCCGAAACCATTCGTGCGTCGGAATGTCGAAGCCCGTCTTCTTGCGGTCCAGAATGCTGTCCGGCAGCTTTCCGCGCAACAGTTCCCGCAGAACGTACTTCTGCCGAAAACCGCGGATCTTGAGCTTGGAGGGCAGCGAAGCCGCGTATTCCACGATCCGATGATCCAGAAAGGGCGGCCGGACTTCGAGCGAATGCGCCATGCTCATCCGGTCCGTCTTATATAGGATATCGTCCGCCAGATAATAATGCTGGTCGAGCGCCAGGTATCTGGATAGCAGGCCGTTTGGCGATAAGTGGGTCGCCTCTACCAGCCGCCGTAGCGCTCCTCCATCCACCCCCGCGCAAATGCCCCTTCGCTGTTCCCCGGAAAACGTGCCGTTCCAGTAAAAATGGGCTTCGTCCGGATCGAGCAGGCTTCCTTCCATGAATCTCTTGGCTTTGTAGTCCAGCCCGATCTTTTCGTCTGTCACCGGCATGTAGCGCTCTAACAACCGCCGCACCAGACGCCTGCCCGCCGCGGGCGTCGTCAGCCGAACCCATCCCGCCAGCCGATCGGCCAGGTAAGTCGTGTATCCCGCAAACAACTCGTCCGCGCCCTCCCCGCTCAACGCCACCGTCACGTAGCGCCGGCTCATCCGAGACAGATACCAGACTGGCAACGCTCCCGCGTCCGCGCTTGGCTCGTCCGAATAATACGCGAAAGCCTCAATGGCATTCCTTAGTTCCGCCTCTGGATTCAAGTCGAATTCGTGATGTTCGGTGCCGTAAATCCGCGCAACCTCGCGAAAATAGCGGCTCTCGTCGAAACTTCGCCCTGCAAACGAAACCGAGAACGTCTTCAGTTGCCCGCTCGCGGCCGCCGCCGCATAATGCAGTACGGCGGATGAATCCACCCCCCCGGAGGCCCACACCCCCAGCGGCACGTCCGCCACCATGTGCTCCCGTACCGCATCCCTCAGCAGTCCGTCCAGCTCCTCTTTGGCCTGCTCGATCCCAATCCGCCGCGGTTTAAGCTCCGGCAGATTCCACCACGCCCGCAGTTCTACCTTGCCCCGCCGCCATTCCAGCAGGTTCCCCGGCGGCACCTTGCGGATTCCCGCAATCAGAGTCCGGCTGCCGGGAACATAGTTCACTCCAAGATATGCGTCCAGGCCTTCCAGATCCAGCTCCCGCGGAATCTGCGGATGCTCCAGAATGGCTTTCAACTCGCTTCCGAAAAACAATTCCTCGCCCCGCTGGCAATAATACAGCGGCTTGATCCCCATCCGGTCCCGCGCCAGCACCAGCCGCCGCTCCGGCTCCGTCCACAACGCCGCCGCAAACATGCCCCGCATGCGATCGAAACACGCCGTGTCCCACTCCAGAAACGCTTGCAATACCGTCTCCGTGTCGCAGTGCGAACGGAATCGGCGCCCCCGCGCTTCCAGTTCTTTCCGTATCTCCAGGTGGTTGTAGATTTCGCCGTTGAAGGCGATCACCGTGCTGCCATCGTCGCTCACCATCGGTTGATCGCCGCCGCCCAGGTCGATGATCTTCAGCCGCACCGCGCAAAGAGTCGCTTCACTTCCCTCATATACCCCTTGCTGATCCGGACCGCGATGGCGCAACGCCTCCGTAATCCTTCGCCCTGTCTCTCCGGCCAAAGCCCGGTTCGTGTATGTGAATCCCGCAATGCCGCACATTGATTGACTACTCGCTCCGTTCCCGTCCAGGATTGCCGGCGCAACTCGCTGCCGCCCGCCGAACAGGCTCGTCCCTCGTCATTGTCCCAGATTTACGGACTCTTGTAACACGGCCAATGACTTTGCTCTTAACGCCGAATGTCATCGGTTGGCAAATAGCTATGCGTATGACAAGAAACTGCTCTTACGAGATGCGCTGACTTAGATTAGCAGCCTGCCGCGCCGGTAAAGGCGTCCTGTTTGGGGGGCTTTGAGAGGCCCGCGAATGCGGCCGGCAATCAGACCGCCCAGGTTGCGCTCCACTTGCGCCGCGCGGGATCGACCGGCGCCATCCCGCGCGGCAGGACGATGGCGGCGGGATCGGGTCCCGGTTCCCGTTCGAAGTCGAGCTGCCATCCGCGCTTCCTCCCGAGCGGCTCGAGACGAATCGAGATGCGGCCAAAGCGGGTGGGCGATCCCGCAATCGCGAACGGCTCGCCGGCCGCCAGTTCCGCTGAGCCGATGCCCGCCAGCAGCCGCAGCGATTGGCCATCTTCGAGCGCCAGCATGTGGCGCAGGTAAAGCACGCATTCCGCGCTGGCCCAGTTGTGCGGCATGTCGCCCACGTAGCTGGCCGCGAGCGACCCTCGAAGCGGCTGTTCCTCCCGCCAGCAATACAGCGGCGTGGCATGGTTCAAAAAGCCGGTAAACGTAGTCCGCGCCCAGTCTTCCAGCCCCGCCCAGAGATACACGTGGGCGACGAACGCGGCGGCATAGTTCCAGGTGCCCTCGTGCGGCAGCCATCCGGTTTCGGCCGGCATGTCTTCCTGGGTGCACGCCTGCATCAGGGCGATGTGGCCCTTCACCACCGGGTCGTCTTGATCGAACACCAGGCCGGGGTAGATGGCGTGCGACATGGCCCACTGCGCTACCTGCGGCTGCGGCCGGTCCCATGGGTCGGCCTCGTTCCATTGCGCGTCGTTCTTCATCAGCATGGGCAGGTAATCGAAGCCCGCACTGTGGCGGCGCATCTCCTGCCGGGCCGCGGCCCGGAACGCGGCATCCAGCTCGCGGTGAAAGCGGGCAACCGGTTCGAAGCCCGAAAGCTTCAGCCCGGCGGCCGCTTGCTCCACGGCTTTCAACCCCGCCAGCGCCCACACGGTGTTGGTGAACTCGTCCCGCAGCCCGCCCAGTCCGCCATCGCCCATCCCCTTTGGGAACAAGCCGTAGCGGCCGGATGCGCTGCCCTCCTGAGCGGCTTTGGCGCACAGCCCTCGCAAAAAATCGACCCCGCGCAGCACGTTTGCCCGCATGCTGCGGAAGTAGGTCCAGTCCTGGCTCAGCTCGGCCTGCCGCACCAGCGTGAACATGGCGATGGCGGTGTCTTTCCAGTGCGCACGGCCGGCGCCGGCAAAAATTCCGCCGTCCTTTTCCTGCAGCGCCCAGGTGGTTTCCAGACCCTGTTGCGCCTCCCGGTCGTAGCCCAGGTATCGCGCGGCCTCCAGAATAAAGTTCCCGTCCACCACCCACAGGCCGCGGTAAACCGTGGGCCCCACCTGGAACGTGAGCCGGCCATTCTTCCTCTCGCGCGCTTGCAGCAGGTTGCGCGCGCACGCCGACAGAAACTCGTCATAGCGGCCCGGCACGCGCCACTGCACCGGCTCGGCGAAGGGCCGCCACGCGCGCCAGAACTCCCGGGCTTCGGCCAGCAGCGCGTCCGGCTCGGCCAGCCCGGCGGCGATCTTCTCGAGAGCCTGCCCTTCCTGCGGAAAACGGAAGAACTGCCGCAGAGGCCGATCTGCGCCGGCCGCGCCCCGCTTTCCCTCGAGCACCCATTCGACGCCCGTATCGGAGAGCCCCGCGCACGGCTGGTCGCTGGCGAAGAGCAGCCCTCCGCCATTGCCATCGAGGTAAACCGCCCTCCCTTCGCTCCTCACCGCGCGGCGCGACCGCACTGCAACTACCGGCGCCGCGTGAACCGTGCGCCGCGTGCGCGGGCGAATCTCGACCATGACGTTATCGACGCGTCCCTCCGCTGCACGGTTGGTGGCGAACGCGGTCAGGTGCAGAAACGCTTCGGCGCGGTCGATCCGGGTATGAACGATGGGGACGGCGGGCGATTCGAGCTCCTGCCGCGCCACCACATCCGGCTCGACCCCGCTCAGCGAAAAGCCGATCACCGTCTCGAAGCGCCCATGGGCAAAGCCGTAGCGCAATTCGCCGCCCTCGCCCACCAGGCTCTTCGCCGGATCGTCGGGAAAGCAGAAGGCTGTCTGTCCCGACAACGGCGCGTAGCGGAAATCGATCGGAATGGCGGATGAGCCGGCACCCAAGGCGCTTCGGTCGAGCGCAACACCGAGTCCCACGCCCGAGCGCGCGAGGAACTGGCGGCGATTCCAGTGGGGCATAAAGTTTACAGCTTTCAGTTTACAGTTTTCAGCTCCACACCGCTCCCTACCATCTCGGAGACGCGACTGATAACTGACAACTGATAACTGTCAACTTAAAGTTTACAGCTTTCAGTTTACAGTTTTCAGCTCCACACCGCTCCCTACCATCTCGGAGACGCGACTGATAACTGACAACTGATAACTGTCAACTTAAATATCTTCC